ATACTGATCGAGCAGAGAGCGGATCGCCTCGACGGTCGGCGTCGCCGCCGGCGTGCCGGTCTCGGCGAGCTCTAACGTGCCGACGAGCTTTTTGCCGTCAATCTGCACGTCACGCCATCGTCCGATCGGCAAGGCGTTTGAATCGTGCGCGTAGAGAGCGACAGGATTCTTGCGGAAGGCGGCGAGCTGCCAACCGGAGGCCATGACAATGTCGCCATATCGATCCCGCGTTTCATCGGAGAGGATAAATACGTGGCTTTCGTCATTGGCGCGCCTCGCCTGCTTATAGATCGGTTGCGGCATGGCCGATTGTCTCCCGCCGAGTAGCGGGATAAGCATTTAAACCGTTATCGGTTGCGTGTGTGGAACCGGAGCAAGGTCTCGGCGCCTTTTTGCAAGGCCGTGACACTGTCATAGGACGGGCGCCGGACAAGGCCGTTGCCGAGCCGCGTGATCGTCGACTTCGGCAAGCCGGCCGCCCTGGCAATGGCGATGCGCTGATAGCCCTCGAGCTCGAGCGAGGCGATCAATTCGGCCGGGTCAAAGCGCTCTCTCATGGCGCCGACTATGCGGCAAACCCGGCATGCACGCAAACAATCTTGCCCTAAACCCCTATATCTAGTAACCTTTCGGCGTTTCCTCTCTGGATATGGCGACGCGACGCCAACCTCTCGGCGCTCGATTGCAACCATGCAAGCAAATCGCGCCGAGCTCCTCGCTCCCCGCATGGCTTCATCCCGAATATAAAAAAACACGTTTTTTGCGCTTTTTCGCAAAACTCGTTTTATTGTGCCTGTCCCGCCTCGATGCCGGACGCGAATAAGCGGGAGGATCCGATGTCGCTCATCGATCTGTTGATCTGGGTTGGGGTGCTCGCGATTGTCGTTATTGCCGGCTGGTATGTACTGAGTCAGGTCCCGTTGCCGCCGCCGATCCGGCAAATCATCATCGTGGTGCTCGTGATCATTGTCGCCATTATCGCGATTGTCGCCTTGCTCAATCTCGGTCATATGACGTCGCTTCGGATCGGTGGCTAACGGGAGGCGGCGCAACGAGCAAGAAATCCTGGCAAAAAGTCGAGGTGCGAGCCTTGCGACTCCTGGCCGAAAGGGACGCCCACGAAATGCAAAGCAATCCGCTGCCCGTGTTGACGTCTTTGGTGCAAAAGGGTTTCGCCGTCCGCGTGCCCTATGAAGCACACGGCTCGAAATGCTGGCGGGTTTTGCTCACGCCGCAAGGCAAAGACGAGTTCGAGCATATGGTCCAATAATGCAGGATTATCGGACATAATAAACCGTCGACGAGCGCGGCGCTTTTGCCGCCTGCAGGTCGACGAAAAGCGCCGCGGTGAGGAGGCGCCGATGGGTATATAGGAACCGAGTCAAGGCGGGTCGGATGATTGGTTTACACCGGCTTACGTATTTGACGCGCTCGGCACGCGCTTTGATTTGGACGTCGCTCATCCACCGCAAAAAACCTTTGTCCCTTGCAATGCGATGATCACCGCCGGCGCTCTCGAAAAGCCTTGGCAGGGTTTCATCTGGATGAATCCGCCTTTCGGCGCGCGCAATGCAATCGAGCCTTGGCTCGATCGGTTTTTCAAGCATGGTAACGGCATAGCCTTGACGCCGGATCGCACAAGCGCGCCATGGTTTCGCCTGGCCTGGCGCCGCGCCGAGATCGTGCTTTTCACGCCTAAGATTAGGTTCATTCGGCCGGACGGTAGCGAAGGCGTCTCGCCGTCAAACGGCACCGCCTTGTTTGGCGTCGGCGAAAAGGCGCGCACCGCGCTCATGCGCGCCGCTCGCAAGAATCTCGGGATCCTCGCCATTCCGATGTGTTAGCCGAATATAGGCGCGAATAGCGGCCTCGATGCAATCGCCTCGAGCGCTCCAAAACGCCTTTTTCGCCTTGCGTAAAGCCACCGGATCGAGCGCCGGCTTTTTGGTTTGTGCCATCGTTCCTCACCCGATCATGTCGGCCGCGTCCGGCGTAAACTCGGCGTCGGCGTCGAGCCCCTTGATCGCCATGGCCGCCGCCACCACCGGGTCGACGCGCGAGAATGAGCGCGACTTGTCGATCTTGCGGTTTGATGCCGGATCCCGCGTGATCACCGTGTTGCCCATTGCCCACCGCAACAGCGGGTTGCCACCGTGCGCAAGCTTGCGCTGCAATGCGCGCGCCTCGAAATAGTCGATCGCCGGCGACATGTCGCGATAACCTTGGCCGCATTCCTCGAGCATCAATTCGAGGCCGATCTCCTCGCATGCCGCCTTGAATGATTTGATGCGCCAGCGGTCAAAATTCGTGCGCACGATATTCATGCTTTCGACGGTCTCGGCGATCACCGGCACCATGGCGCGCGGATCGATCACCTTTCCCGGAATCGTCGTCAGGAGTCCGTCTTTGTGCCAATCGACATAAGGCGCGCGGTCGCGCATGCCGCGGTCGCCTAAGCCCTCGCTCGGCGTCCACACGATCGGCCATAGGTGTGCCACCGAGTCGTCATCCTCGACGGCGAGCACGAGCGCGGTAAGATCGGTTGTCGAGGAGAGATCGAGGCCGGCATAAACCGGCCGGCCCGAGGTAAAGAGCGCCAGGTCGAGCTCGGCGTCGCAGTCATCCCAAATCTGTTGTGACAGGAACGGCGCCGACATTTGCACCCGCTGATTCATCAACAGGTTGCGCACGCTATTTTCTTTGGACGGCAGGCGCCTGGCCTCCTCGATTTGCTTCATGAGATCGCGCCGCGAGCGGATTACATCGATGCCGGGATTGGCTTTCAGGATCTCCTCGACGTCCTCGAGGCCGGCCTCTTTGCCCGCCTCATAGAGGTGACAAACCAACGTTGGATCCCGGTCCGATAGCGCGTCATCGATCCATTGCGACAGCATGGCGCCATCGCTCGCCGCCTGTGTCGAGATCACCAACACGATCCCATCATCATAGGCGCCTTGCGCCGTGGTGAGCGCTTCGGTGAAATCGTCGACGGCGCCGCCCACCTGGCCGGCCTCATCGAGGATCACCACGTAAGGCGACATGCCGAAGGCGGTCGACGCTTCGGCCGAGATCGCCCGATATTCGGTGCCGGTTGTCATGCCGAATGCCTGTTTTTTCGAGTCCACAAGTTTGATCCGGCTGTTAAGCACCGGCGAGAAACCGATCATTTTTTTCATGAGGGAATAGACGAGCGCGGCCTGATCGCGCGATCGAGCTCCCGATGCTAATTGCGCGTTAGGCCTGGCGAGCGGACCGACAAGGAAGCACAAGACAATGCAGGCAATAATCGAGGTCTTGCCGTTCTTCCTCGCCATCGAAAGGATGGATCGGCGCGTCCCGGCCGGATTGTCGAAGGTGTCGTAAATCCAAGCGCGCTCAAAGGCCTCAAGCATGAGCGGGTCGCCGACGCGGCGACCTTCCGGGATATGACAATAAGTCTCGACAAAGGCGCAAACCTTGTCGCCGAGCGTGCGCTCGCCTGGCGGGATCGTGCGCCAATCGCGTGAGCCGTCATTTTTGAGGCCGCGCCCTTGCAGGCGCGGCCGCGGGATCTCGAGCGATTGCTCCTCGATCGCTTCAGATGAGCTCGGCCTCATGATCATGGTCGGCCGGCGCCTCCTCGAGCTGCAATCCCGGTTGATCCGGGTCGAGCGCCGGCGCCTGGCGCTGGCCTTGGAATTCGGCCGCCGACGCCAGGATGAGACAAGCCTCCAAATGCAAGGCGTCGCCGAGTTTGGCAAGCGCGCCGCCGGTGAGCGGCGTCGAGAGCGCAAGCTTGATCTCTTTATCAACGGCGATCTTGTCTATCCTGACGTCGACATGTTGGAACGGCACGTTGAGGATAATCTTTAGCGCGCCGGCGACCGCCTCTTTGCTGATCTTGTAAATCTGATCGGCCAAAACCGCTTGCTCGTAATTGAGCATTTTGCCCCATGGCTTTTGTTGACGCATGATTTGATTGAGGATTTGATCCCGGATGTCGCCGGCGAGTGTTTCCGGGTTGCCGAGTATGCCGGACATATCAGGTTGCCCTTGCGCCTCATCGGTGGCGCCGGGCCCGTCGCCGTAGACGCCGGCGGGTTCGGTCGCCTGCTCCTGATCGAGCGCCGCCCGTTCATCCTCAGTAAATGCCCTCATTTCACCTGGCACCGTCTCGGCCTCTTTCCATTCCTCCTCGATCGCCGGCTCGGCCTCTTGCCATTGCAGATCATTGACGATCGCCGCGATTTGCTCCTCTGCGTCCGGGACGATTGCCGGCGCCGGCGCCTTCACCGGCGGCATAAAATCTTTCTTCGGCCGTCCGCGTGAGCGCTTAACTTCCACGACCACCGGCATTTCGTTGCGCTTGCCTCTCATGCTTTCGTCCCTCCCAATTAATTGTTTAATTATTGCGGCCGGCCGCTCGGCTAGATCTCCCGCCCTTCCACGCTCGGCGCGGGTTCGGCCCAGACTTTGCCGGCTTTAAATCCAGCTCTATAAGCTTGCGCAACGGCCTCACCGCTCGGCGCGGCAACGGGAAGGTGCGCGGCGTTTAAGTAGTTCGCAAGTTCGGCAATCGCCCCATAGGGAGCTGTATATTTTAGCGGGATATCCTTGGTATCAAGGTTGCGGTTTGTGTCATCCACGACCCTTTGCGCGATAGCTCGCAACTGCGCAGTCTCGCTTTCGACAAAGATCATGATGGTGTCGACGGGATCGTTCTGGCGAAGCATCCCGTCACGGCCCAGTTGCCGGTAAAGTATTTTGCATCGCTCACGAAGCGCCACCGGCTCACCTGTTGAATAGGTCATGGTTCCGCGCCTCCTATTGCGGCCGGCTCGGCCTGGCCGTGTTGAACAATGGCAACAGATCATCGCCGGCCGGCGCCGGCTCATGCGGGCCGGCCGCCTCGAGCGCGGCGCGCGCCGCCGCTTCGGCCTGGCGCTGGCCGCGGATCATGGATGTGTCTTTGTGATCGGCGTAGGCGTGCAAGCGTAAATGCTTTTCAATGCGCATGATCAGGTTTTCGCGCTGCACTAAAACCACGTCGCGCGGGTTGCGTTTGAACACCATGCTCGGCGCGGCCGTACCGTCCGCTTTAACCTTGCCTTGTCCGGTATAGACCGAGCCGCCATCCCGGCGCACCTTGCGGTGATCCACATCCCTCTCGACGTAAAGCTTTGCCAACTGGCATGCCTTCAAGAGATCGAGCTTGTTCCACTCATCGGCGGCGCGCCGCTCGTAAATCGCCTCCCAATAGACGAGCGCTTTTTTGCCGAGCCGTTGTGGCGGATCAGCGTTGCGTTGCACCGCGGCAAAAGCGGCCTGTGCGCCGGCGATGGTGTCCGCTCGATCTTTACGTGGCCGTCCCATGCGCGTTCACTTTTTGTCGGTTAGCAAAGCTTGAAGAG